AATCGGGCGGGTTTCCTCCAACGGGTTGGATTATGACGAACCGCTGGTCAAGGGCCTCGTCGAACAAATCAACACCAAACATCCCGGCGGGATCATGGGACACATCAAAGCGGAAGAGCGTTCCACCGCCTATCCGGTTCCTGACGTGTATTGGGTGGGTGCGAAGATGATCGGCAAAACGGCTTGGGCCAAGGGGTATCTCCCGCCTGGCAGGGCCAAAGAACACTTCTGGCGACAGAAAGCAATGGGGGGCAAAGCGGCCACCAGCATCTTCGGACCGTTCACCAGCCAGATGAAAAACGAGGAGAAGAAATCCTGGAAAGCCAAGGGGTTCGAGTTGGAATCGCTGGATCTCGCCCCCTGGGAACGCGCCGCCTTACGGTTATCCGGGACGTTCCACGTGACCAGCCAAATGGAAGCGGGGATCGTGCCTGAATTTACATCGACATCCTGGGACTTTCTTACGGGTGTACCCGTCACCCAGGACTTAGCTCAGGAGGTCACTATGCCTGAAAAAGCGGCAGTGCTGGCCACATTGACGGCGGACGAACTTCAAACCGTCCCCGCCTTCGCGGCACTGCGCGAGACGATTATTGCCGGGGTTACGCAGGAGCAAGACACCCGCGTGGCCGCCTTGACCCAGCAGATGGCGGAGAAAGACCAACGCATCGCTGAACTGGAAGCCGACAACACGGCCAAAGCCACCCAGGTGGCGGAATACCAACGGAGCGAGCATGAAGCCGCGCTGCGCCAGCATATTGCCGAACTGACGGCCTGGAACACCAATGGCAAACCGGAGGCGACCGACAAACTGAACGCCCTGCGCACTATGTTGTTTGCGATGGCGCAAGCTCGACTGGGCGGCGTGGTGTCGGAACTGGCACTGGCCAAACCGGCGGTCGAGGAATTGATGACGGGCGACCTGAAAGTCCTGGTCGAAATGACGCGCGATGCCCTCAGCGGTCCCGCCATTCGTGTCGGGGGGGTGGGGCGCGAGGGGGCGTCGAAACCCGTGGAACCCACTCTTCAAGAAGGTAAAGAGGCACTCCATACGTTTGGGGTGTCGTAGAGGTAGGAGGACAGCATGGGAAGTATTACCGTAACCGGTGCCGATGTCTGCTACCTGGATGCGCCCAATCACCCGCCGCTCAATCTGGTGGCGGGGGCAGCGCTGACAGTGGGGTACGCGGTCTATCTGGACAGTTCCGGGTATGCGCAGCACGCGGACGCTGATCTTTCGGCGGTCGGTGCGCGCGTGGTGGGTATCGTCGTCGCCAGCAAAGACGGCTCGACGACGGTGGCATCGGGTGACCGCTGTTCGGTTGCCGTTTGGGGTCGGGTCACGGGCTTTTCGGGGATGACCCCCGGTGCTCCGGTCTACATTTCGAAGACGGTGGGACGCCTGGATCAAACCGCCCCCACCAGTGGCGCGTATCCGAATGCGATTGGCCGGGCCGTGAGTGCCACGACCATTTTCGTCAACTGGAACGCGACGGACGCGACGAGCGTCTAACGGGAGGATCACATGGGAACGACACTTGGTTATGAATCCATCCTGAATCTCGCCCTCCCGTCCGGCGTCGATGCAACGCTGCTGGCGCAGTGGGAACTGGCGACCGGTGAGACCTTTATGGGCTTCACCCAGCGCTTGGCGAGTGCCCTGGCTGCCGTCAACGCGGAATTTCAGACGGACTGGGGCAACCTGTTTTACACCACCGAAACTCAGGAGTTCGAGTATCGCAACGGGGGCACCCCGGCGGCATCGCCCGTGGTTACCGACCTCGATGTGGTCGATCCGACGCACGAAACGACCATCGGTCACCAGATCGCGCTGGAAGTCAAACAAGAAGTCATCGGCGGGACCGAGCGATGGTTCCTGGATGCGCGCGAAATGCAATTGACCTCCGACATCGGGGGCAAGATCGACAACCTGCGTAAGCGCTTCGAAACCGATCTGCTCAACCGCGCTTTCCTGACCACCGAATACAGCGTCGGCACCTCTGGCTACAACGTGCCCTGGGTCCACTCGACCACGGGCAACATCGACTTCGTGCCGGTGGCCTACAACGGCGAAACCTTTGCCAGCACACACGATCACTTTCTGGGGGTGGCGTCAGGGTCCTACGGGTTCGGCGACATGCTGAACCAGATGGCCGAAACCCTCCAGGAACATGGACATGATGGTCCGTATTATGCCATTGTCTCCCGTGCGGACATCGGTAGCTATCGCGACCTGGCTGACTTCATTCGCCCCAAGGATCAGATGATCTCGATCATCGACCGCGCAGGCGAAACCAGTGGTCCGAACTACTACACCACCCAGGCGCTCCGTAAAGGCGTCATCGGCGGGTTCAGCTCGGATTATGGCGAAATCGAACTCTATGCGACGGCGCGCGTGCCGACCGCCTACGCCTTCCTGACCAAGAGTTATGGCACCCTATCGCCCAAGAATCCGTTTGCGGTCCGGCTGCGTCCGGCCTCGCGCGGGGGCAAGGGCTTCGGGTGTTACATCGCTGCCGTCACGGGAGATAGTACCATCAGCCCGATCAAACTCATCCGTATGGAGTTCGAATACGGGCTGGGGCTGGGCGGGGATCGTACCAATGGGGTCGCTGCCTATCGCTCGACGGGTGGCACCTGGACGAATCCGACCATCAGTTGACATCCGACACAGTAACAGAGGGGCGTCGTGAGCCCCTCTCTTGAGGAACCCATGATCGAAAGTCGCGGTTTTAATTACCTCCACTTCCGAAAAACGGCCTGCGATGGCTACAGTTATTATGCCCTCTCGCAGATCAAGGCGCTGGCACAGATCGGCGCGAAGGTGTATCCCGGCTTACTCATGGACCTGGAGGACACGCCGGGCTGGTATAACTACCTGCGCGGGTTGGATATGACCCGCCTGAACGTGGTGCTGGCCCCTCCGCATGATCTGAAAGCCATGCCCGGTCGGGTGTTTGCGAGCACCATGTACGAGAGCACGCGCCTTCCCGACGAGTGGGCACACCACGTCAACACGAAAGCGGAACGCCTGATCGTGCCCTGCCAGTGGTGTGCAGACGTGTTTCGCGACAACGGTGTCACGACTCCGATACACATCGTGCCGGGGGGCGTTGATCCGGTTGAGTTTCCGAACACATTCATCCCTCTGCCGACGAACCGTCCTTACACCTTTCTGGCATTTGGGGACCGGGGCAGCCGCAAGGGGCAGGATCTCGTCTGGGAAGCCTTTTACGATACCTTTGGGGAAAACCCGGACGTGCGCCTGATCATCAAAACCCGGCAAGGGGGTCTCCCCTGGCTGTCGACCGCCAAAGGCGACCGGCGGGTGACGATCTGGCGTGAGGACGTGCTCCACATGGCCGACGTGTATGCGCACGTCGATTGTGTGGTCAATCCGACCAAGGGCGAAGGTTGGGGCATGTTCCCCCGTGAAGCCGCCTGTACCGGGAAACCGGTCATCTGCACCGCGTTCGGCGGCACCCTGGATGGGGTAGAACACTGGGGCATTCCCATCGTGAATTACCAGATGGTCCCCGCCGCCATTCTGGGTGGTGGCGAATGGGCCATGCCCGATGTTGAAGAAGTCGGCACGCACATGCGCTGGTGTTACGAGCACCGCGACGAGGCGTGGCAGAAAGGGCAGCAGGCCGCCGCCTGGCTGCGCGAACACCAGACCTGGCAGCATTCGGCCCGGCGCTTGATGGAGTTGATTGAGGAGTGGGGCTGATGGCACTCAGTGATGCGGATCGGCGCTACGTTCAGTATATGACGGGCATTGGGGATACCGAAGCGGTGTTCACCGACGCCCAACTGGATGAGTGGTATACCGAAGCAGGAGAGGACAAAAAGGCCCTGATTCTGACGGTGTGGTATGTCCTGCTGGCCGATGCCACCCGGTTGTATGATTACCGACTGGCCCAGTCGGCGGAAAGCAAATCGCAAATTTACAAAAACATCAAAGACCAGATCGACATCTGGGAGCACAAAGCCAACCAGGCCCAGCAAGTCCGGCTGGTGGGGATGCGCGCCATCCCCCCGATAGATCGGGAGAAACCGAGTTTCTGATGGGTCTCAATGCGTGGTTGGGCACCAGTGGGCTCTTAGAGACGACTATCGACGACAACGATAAGGCGTTTGACACGGCACGCCGCATCGCCGAACAGCCCACCAGCATCGTCATCCGGCGGGCGGGCGTAGAGCAGGCAGCCCAGACGGTGCGGTTGGAAGTCCTGACGCCTCGCACGGACATAAGTGGACCCGCTGGCAACCAGGGACAGAAGCAGGATATGTTGATCCTGGGGTATCGGGGACATCCTACCCTGTCCACGACCGTGATCTATCGCGGCGACCGGTTTTTTCATGCCGGGCAGATGTATGTGGTGGTGGATGTCTGGGACACCCTTCCCGGACGGATGCTGGCAGTCGCGGAAGCCAGCGGGGAGCAGCGATCATGAGAGCGCCGGAACCCATCGGGGATGTCACACTGCGCAGCGTCGAAGCTGGTTTTGAATGGGTGGTGACACCCGAACAAGCCTTTGGCGCGCTGGCCGATGCTTACTTAAACTATCTGCGGGAAGCCTTGAACGTGATCATGCAGACCCGCGCGAACGACATCCTGGTCTGGATGAAAGACAATGCGCCGTGGCAGGACCAGACGGGCAACGCCCGCCGCACGTTGTTCACCCAGGTCATTCAGGGGTTGAACGAGATCACGCTCCTGCTGTCGCATGGCATGTATTATGGGTTCTGGCTGGAGGTCAAGTGGGCAGGTCGCTACAGCATCATCAGCCCGGCCCTCGACCATTGGGTCCCCATCATCATGCAGGATTTACAAAAGCTCGTGCGCGGGGGGCAGTTCAACCAGACGGGCATTAGCCGCCAGTGGAATCCCGACACGCAAACGGCGTTTTATGAGGGCAGGGTATGACCTTCATGGATGACATCAAAGCGGTGTTGGTGGCCGATACCGGGGCGGGCGGAGTCGCGACCCTGTGTACCGGGGGCATTTTCACGTATGCCCAAACGGGCCGCAATGGGATTACCCGTGTCATGAGCAGTGCGCCTTTTGATGCGACCACGGGGCTGTTGAAGCCCTGCTGCCTGGTCAAGGGCCGCGAAGAAGTGCCCGATGGCGGGATGGATGACGACCAGACGCAAGAGGTCAGTTACCGGCAGGTAGTCGAGTTGTGGTTTTACGATGATGGAGATCGTGCCTATACCACCATCGAGAGTGCCCGCACCCGTGCCAAGGTGTTACTACACGGGCAGATGATCGGGTCCAGCAAGTTCATCCCGCACTGGGCGGGCAATATCCTGACCCAGCAGCGTGACGAAGCGTTAGACAATGCCCTGATGATCCGGAGTGACTTCGCGATCCGGGCGATAGGATAGGAGACAAATGGCATATACGCAGAGTTTCATGTACGGCCTGTCGGACGCCAAGATCGCCGTCTGGAATAGCGCTCAGAACTATGGGACGGCGCTGGACGTAGAGTCCGTCAAGGTCTTCGGGGTCGAGCTGGATATGGAAAGCGGCGAACTGGAAGGTGATGACATCATCACCGACAGCCATGCCAAAATCCAGGCGGCCAACATCACGCTGGGCTTCGGTCTCAAGGACAACGATGTCCTGGCCATTTTGACCGGGGTGACCAATACGGTCAGCACCAATACCGAGTCGATGATCTTTGGGCGGGACAACATGCCTTACTTCGCCATCTGTGGCCGCGTGGACACCACCACGGGGGGCGGGGATATGTGGCTGTTTATCCCCAAGGTCAAGATCATGTCCGGCTTGAACTTCTCGATGGCCAAGGGCGCGTACATCGAAGAGAACGTGACGGCGCGGGCCCATTATGAAAGTACCGTCTACGGCGTGATGAAACTGATCCATCATGCGACGGCGACGGCCGTGACCATCCCACCCACGTAATTGAAAAGGGGTTGCAATGGTAAACCAGTTGGTATTGACTCCGCCCCACGAATGGCGGAAAGAATCAGAAGGGGAGCTGTGTCGGCTCCCCTCCGGTCGTGTGGCACGGTTGCGCGGCGTCCAGTTCGACTTCTTCGTGATGACGGGCAAAATCATGGACAGTCTGACGCCCATCATTGCTGCCATTATGGAGGGGAAGAAAGATATTGAGGCCATGCTGCCCGACAAAATCGCGGACCTTCAGCAGTACATCGACATCCTCAACGCGGTGTGCCGCTGTGCGTTTGTGGAACCGCAAATTGTGGACCCTCCGATCTCGGACAACCAGATCAGCATCAATGACCTGCTCTTCGAGGACAAGGAGTTTGTCTATCACCTGCTGGGGATCGCGACTCGCGACTTGGAGCCCTTTCGTCGGCAACAAGAAGGCTATGTGGACTCTGTGGTGTCTCCAGAAGGACACGTACCAGCCAGCGAGCCACCTGCTGAACCTGCGCGCGTGGGCGACGGCGAAGACGGGGCTGGACGGGTGGTGGACGGCGTTCCAGTTTGATCGGGCGGTGTCCTGGTTCGGGCGGCACGTCGAAGGCGTGCTGAACGAGACCGACGATAAGGGCCACTACAAACACACCTTGGCCGAGGTGTTGGGCGATGAGCCAGACAAGCAAGAGGCTCTGGACTGGCTCACGGGCATGTTTGGAGTAATCCGCACATGAGCGTCTTCGACCAGATGGGATGGTCTTCCAAAGGAGCCGAGGGCACCGGCAACTCGGTCGGCAATGCGCAGGGACGGTTTACGATTGATACGTCCAGTTTTGCGCAGGCCCGGTCGGAGATTCTCCGCGAATCCCGCGCCATGAATGCCGCCATCAAACAAAGTCTGGGCGATACGGCCAAACAAACGGCACTACAAACCCGCGCGGAAGCTCAAGCCTATAACGATCTGCTCAAAAGCCTCAAGCGGGATTATCAAGACCGCCTGAAGCAAGAAAAGACCCTCACCAAACAAATCGAGCGGGAAGCTGCCGAACGACTCAAGATCGAAAAGAAAGCGGCTGCCGAACGCGCCAAGTTACAAGAGGCGCGTATGACAGCGCTCGGCGGGGCTACCGTGGCGGCCACCGGGCTGGGATTGGCGGCGGCGCAGGACATCAAGGTGTTGCGCGCCCAGTTCAAGTTGTTCTATGGGGATCAGCGCAAGTCGACCGAGGAAATGGAACGGCTGCGCGACCTCGCTGAAAAACTCAACCAGCCTTTCCTGGAAGTGCTGCGGAATGCCACGGAACTCATCCCGGCGGTCAAAGGCACCACGGCGGAACTTGCGCAGGCCACCATCATCTCTCAGAAGTTAGCCACGCTGCTGCCTGAAATGGCCAGTCGTGCGGGGTTTGCCCTCCGCGAGTTCAGCGTGGGACAGTATATGTCGCTGACCCGCGTGTTCAACCTCAACCGGGAAAAACTGAAAGAAATCCTGGACCTGGCCAACGGGGATGTCAAGGTCGCCTTCGACTTGCTGGATGAATATCTCAGTCAGTTGGGGGTCACCACGGACAAGTTGGCCGAAGTGGGGCGCGACACCAATGCGTTTAAGGTGCTTCGGTCCGAATTGACCGAAACGCTGGCCACCGGGTTCATGCCCCTTCGAGATGCTCTGTCTGACATCACCTGGGGGCTGTCCGACATGCTGCGCACCGTACGCGAACTGCACCCCGATCTCCTGAAAGTGGCCTCAACCCTGGCGGTCATTATAGCCCTGTCCCAGTCGGGCCGGGTGGCGGGGGCACTGCCCGTCGTGGGGCAGTTTGCGAAGGGCCTTGGTCTTCCCTCCGTCAGTGCAGGCACGCTGGGGAAAGCGGGATTGTATGCGGGCGTAGGGGTGGGATCGGCTTACGTGGGGGCCCTGGCAGGCAAACAAATTGTGCGGGGCATTGGGGCAGTCACGGGACGAGAAGATTTGCAGCAGTTCTCCTTGAACGAGGCGCTTACCACCTTGAAAAAAGGGCTATATGCGATTGCGTATGCCCTAGGGTCCTTTGCGAAACATATTGCTGATATGTCCACGGGCTGGGATGATATGTGGGCCTCTCTTCAACAGAAGATCATTGATGCCCTCACGGAAGCGATCAATGGGATCATCGGGTTGATCAACAATATACCCGGCGTTCACGTGGAGAAAGTCGCGAAAACCAATGTGAGAGCCGGACGCGACATCAACCGTGCGCAAGAAGCAGCCACTCAATTCCTGACCCTTCCTCCCGAAGCCCAAAATCAGGCGACCCAATGGGCCACCCGACGAGGGATGAGTACCGGGGACTTTCTGGCGAACATCACGCAAATTACAGAGGCGTTTAAAACGGCGACCGCGCAGGGACGGGATTTTGTCACCGTATTGGATGAGACCTACGATGATCAGGCGATCACCTCCGCTGATAAATTTCATGAGGACATCAATCAATGGCTCCTCGACTTGGGCAAAACGATGGGGATCATTGAAGAAGGCAAAGGGCATCAGGGCCAACTCTCCAGCAATCGGATGGGTGGGATCAACCCATCTGAATTGCAAATGACGGACGAGTTACTGGCAGAGTGGCAGAAATTCCAGCAAGACCTGTTCGACATCGCCGTCGAGTACGACCAGAAGATCACCGACCTGACGCTGGATCATAATAACGATCTGGCCGATCTGTACCAACAGTTGGGCGATGATCTGGTGCAGGCGGCGGCGGATGAGGCCGAGCGGTACCAGGAAGCCCTGCAAAAGGCGCGCGACTCGGAACTGGAAATCCGCACCGATCTGGCAGATAAACTGGCCGAAGACGACGCCGATCTCGCCGATAAGCTGTTAGAACTCCAGGATGATTATCAAAAAGCGGACGAAAAGGCGACCAAAGATCATCTGAAAGCCCTGCTGCGGATTCAGGAAGAGGGGCGGTTGGCGATCCTCTCGGCAGCGGCCCGGTTGGACGGCGTGGCGGTGTGGGAAGCCATGCAGCGCATGAAGCAGCAGTTGAAAGACGAGCAGGACAATTACCAGGACGAACGGAAGGAACGCCAGAAGCGCCTGGATGACCAGATCGCCGATGAACTGAAAGCGCACGAAAAACGCGCGGCGCAGGATCAGCGGGAGGCCGATAAAAAGATTGCCAAACTCTGGGAGCAGTATCGCAAGGAAGAAACCGCCGCCGCCGCCGACTACAGCAAAAAGCTGGCCGACCTGCGCAAGAATTTCGTCGACCAGCAGACCGAATATGGCAAACAGTACACGCAGCGTCTCAACCAACTGATCGCCCAGGGCGCAGCGGAAAAACAGCAGCGCGAGCAGTCCTGGTTGGATACCTTCAATGCTATCGAAGAAGAGGCGGGGGTGCATGAAGACGCCCTGCTCAAAATTCACCAGGATGGCAGTGCCGCCATCGAGGCCCAACTCACCGCCTGGTATAACGGCATGATCGCGAAGTTTGCGCAGACCACGGGCGTCATGGGCACGCCTATCACCCCGGTGGGGTCGCTCCTGAGAGCGCCGCTGAAGCAGGGCGGGGGACGACTGGCTGCGACCGGACTCTTCCGGGGGGAGCGCGGGGAAACGGTGCTGCGCCAGGATACCACCCGGCAGATCAGCCGTATGTTGGGTGACAACTGGACGCCCAGTTCCCTGACGGCGGCCTTGGCAGGTGGACGCCAACGGGAACGAGGTCCGGTGGGGCCGATTGCCATCAATATCTATGGAGAGACGCGGCGCAGTGATGCGGAGATTGAGAATCTGGTGCGGCATGAGTTGGTGCAGGTCTTCGAGGGGTTGTAAATGAGCAGCTATCAGATCGTGGATGGCTTTGACCATGCCGGGACCCTGGCGACGTTCAACCCGCAACCAGCCTCTCCCGGCCTTCTGTACCCGCGCCGGGACATTGCCGTGAATGGGCACGAGTATGTCAACGGGCAGCCCTATACCTTCTGGGAATACAAGGGCATCATCCCCGCCAGCCAGTATGATGCTCTGCTGACCCTGTTTGGATTGAGCAATACCGTCGTGTCCAACGAAGTGACGATTAAAACCATGACCGACCCTGACCGCTCGACCTGGAGCAATTACAACGCGATTATTGTGCTGCCGGTGAATGGACAGGATGTCACCTACGAACGAGGGTTCTGGCGGGATGCGAAGTTCAAGGTCAAACTGGTGGAGGCGCTATGACAGTTACCTGGCGCGACCATCCTTACTCCTATGACGGTTTTTTAGCTGTCTTGAACCCCGCGACTGTGCTGGCCGCCCAGGTGGACTACACCCACACGAACAGCAGCGGTAAACTGGCGGGCACGAGCATCTGGCAGTATGTCTTCTTCGATACGGTGACGGTCGGCGATACCTCGGCTACCGGAGTCGAAGAAGGCATGACCCTGATCCTCGGCAGCAGTGCTGGGGCCGACGACCTGGGTCGCTGCCGGGTGCGCGGTGTCACCACGGTCAACGTGGGGGGAACGAATTACACGGTCCTGATGGTCTGGGCCAGCCCCAACAAAGCCGATGGCGGGCTGTACATCTACAACACGACCATACATTTATCCGTATTTCTCGACTATCGCGTCTGGATGAAGGCTCCCTACTACATCGGCGCATCGGGCTACTTCGATGGCACGATTGGACCAGTACCGGCCACCTGGAAACCCGCCCCCAAAGCGAATGCGGGTCCGGGCTATGCGGGTTTCGTCGATGCCACCACGGGGCTGGCCACCGTCTCCTTCAGTGGCGCGAATAGTTATGCCACCGCCCGCGATGCGGTATTGGGAGCGTGGGGGTCAGACATTGCGCCGACAGCGACCATTACGTCATCCTCGGAGAACGGCACCCACTACGACCACCTGGTGGTTGATGGTAACACGACCACCTATTGGGAGGCGACATCCGACCAGAACGAATATCTGATCTTCACGTTTGCGGCGGCCAAAAAGATCAAGAAGTTCTCCTTGACCTGTACCGGGTTGTATGCCCCGTATCAATTCCAGTTGCGCAAGACCGCGACCGGATCGGCGAATGTGGGCGAATATTTCTCCACCGCCTGGGGCACGAACGAAACGCGCACCTTTTACGTGGACTACGATTATCCCGATGGAGGGCTAACGGTCTTTCGTCTCTACGTCCAGTCGTCGGATGGTGGCGGTGGTTATAACGTGCGTATCAAGGAAGTCAAGTTCTATGAGGAAGATCGCGCGACCGCTTACACGTGGGGCGTGGATTCGACGGTGACCATCACGGTGGGGTCCACCACCACCGAAGCCATCACGGCGACCTTCCCCCCCGGCTGGCACTGGGTCAAACTCACCGTCACGGACAGCCTGACGATGACTGGCTTTGTGCATGTCCCGGTATATGCGGGAACGCGCGATGGATTGGGCCTCATCAATCCTGCGGGAGCCACGCTGACGGCCAGTACCGAAAAGTTGGGGTATCCCAAAGAAGCGGCCTTTGATAGTGATACCGGCACGGCCTGGGCCGCGACCGCCAATACCGGCTCGCTCTCCATTGAATATGGAGCGGCGCAGAGTGTGGGAGAGGCGGTGATAACCAGCGGCTTAATCGACACCTGGTCGAGCACTATTCGGGATTTCAGTATCGACTATTGGAATGGAAGCGCCTGGGTGCCGGTGGCGTCGGCGGCTGATCTTCCCCCGACTACCTGGTACGGCGATGCAGGCAATATTCCTTACGTGGCGACATTTACGCCCGTCACCGCCGCGAAGTGGCGTATCAATATCACGGACAGCAACGCCGAAGGCACCTCGGTGGGAGTGAAAGAACTGGCGTTTTATCAAACGGGAGCCCCCGTTCCCATCACCGATTTCGAAGTGACCAATCAGGTGCTTGGGTTGGGCGGGCAAAAGCTATCGGTCATCATTCATGAAGACCTGCCGCTCGACACATATCCCGATGGCACCCTGGTGATGTACTGGGAAGAGGAATATTACGGGGGCGTTCAAGGCAGCCTGAGTACGGCGGGCCCCAGCGGACGTGAGCACGTCAAATTCATCGGTTGGATCGATACGGAACCGACCGAGATCGTCGCCGAGTCGTTCGATACGCGAACCAGCACCACCTTTGACTGCGTGGATGTCGGCGGACGCCTGGCCCAACTCCCGGCATTTTCGTTGATGTTCGAACGGGTCACGACCACACCAGGCTACCTCTACGAATTGTATGGGGCGAACCTGGACCGCTGCATCTATATTATGTTGCATTATATGTCCACGGCTTGCGAACTGGCGGACTTTTTCGGCACGAAACTGGGGGATACCTGGGGCGTCAGCATTCTCGCGATGCAAAGCGGCACGCTGTTTTCGTCCATCGACGAACGGGCGCAAGCCATTGCCTATCGCTTCACCTGTGACAAACTGGGACGCTTACGGCTGATTGAAGATCCCATGCTCAAGGGCACGACCGATCATGGTACCTCTATCACGTTGGCGCTGACCGAAGCGGATTATTCGTCCCTGACCTATACGCATACCCGGCCCAGTCGTTACCACTGGTTGTGGGGCAGCAGCATCGATGCCTACATTCTCGAAGTCAAAACGGATGTCTCGTTTGTCATCTCGACCTACTTCTGCATCGTCCCCGGTGAAACCCCAGGGCAGGGCGCATCCTCGGAGGATCATGGCGAGCAGTTGGGCACCCAGTTCCAATTGAACTGGCGGGAGGGGCACCGATACGCCGCGCGGCTGAATGCCAATGACTCGAACCTGGAGATGGGGTTGTGCCATGCGGGAGATTATGGACTGGACCCGGCGCAGATGATGTGGGTATCATTGACGCTGACTTCCGATCATGCGCCGGTACGCGGACGAACGTTCAGTGCCCACCCTGCCTTGCTCTATGAGCTGCGGATCGTGCATGATCACGCCGCCAAAACCAAAACCGTATCGCTGACGATGGAGCTCGAAGTGTATGGCACCTCGGCAGTGACCTATACGCCCCCGGCCTGATGATGATTACACGAAACGAAGTGCGCCATCTGATTCGAAGTAAACTGGCTCAGGCCAAGTTCATGAACTATATTCCCGCCGTCATGGGGCGCGATGATGGAGGGGCGTCTTTCACCTTTACGGTACCGGGGGGACGGGGGTATACTTATGTACGGATTATCCAGAGTGGCAGCCCGATTACGCTGACCAAAGCCCTCAACCGGGCGGGCATTGCCGAAACAGGGGATCTCCCCGTCTGGCTGGACCAGGATGCCGATGGACGGTTGGTCATTATTTCCGCGAGGTTTACCGGCTGATGAAACGTGGATGGTTCCTGATTTTACTGCTGTGGTTCCTGGGAAGCGTGGCTCCTGCTTCCAGTGCCCCTCCCCCGATGGGCCTGCTGCTCATCCCGTCTCTCCAGATGACCGAGCCGATCTACGAACGTATGGAAGCGAATGGGGTGCTGGATTTGAGCATCTTGGGCACGCATGTGGCGCATTATGGGGGCACAGGGTGGCTGAACTCAGGCTATAGCCCTATCATCCTCGTCGGGCATCTGGCGCTCCAGGAACAACGACCCGGCGCATTCTACCGGCTGTCGGAAGTCCAGATCGGGGCACGGATCGTGGTGTCGGACCCGCATAGAAGTGCCTGGTTCCGCGTGACGGCCTCCTATGTCACCGATCCGTCTGATGCGGCGATCCTGCAAGTGCGACCCGTCCTTCCTGGCGCGGAGCAGCTCGTCCTGATTGCCTGTGAAGGCGCAGATGGTGCTCAGCGGCGTATCGTCATCGCGACGAGGGAGTTCTAACATGGGCATCGGACTGGCCGTTCTCGGCGCGCCAGGGTTGGGGGGCGGGGGGCCTCATAATACTACCGCTCCTATCATCTCAGCCACCGCCACAATAGGCACGACCATCACCCCTACGCCCGGCGTCTGGATGGGCAACCCTACGCTGACCTACCAGTGGCAGCGCTACACGGGAGGCGCATGGGTCGACATCGGCGGAGCCACGACCGCGAATCGTGCGCCAGTGGATGCGGATTTCGGGTTGGCGCTCCGGCTGGCTGAAACCCCGAATGGCATCACAGCGCTGACGGTCTACAGCAACAGCACAGGATTGACAGCGGAAGCGCCCGCGCAAAGTTTGGGGAACGAACTGCTGCAAAACAATGCTCTATCTACGTGGAGTGGGGATAATCCGTCCAGTTGGTCCGTGGGAGGGGAATCCGGCAGCGATCCGCAGCTTACAGAGCGCGATCCCAACCAGGGCCACGCGGATACCAAGACGGTCGGGGGCGCAGCGAATTATTACTCATCTGCTGTAACCAATCAGCCTTCGATGTTTCAGACGATCCTCTCCATTGGCAGTTATTATGAGTCGCTCATTGAAGTCTCAAATTTCGTGGGAGGCAGTATCCGCCTGGAAATGGGAGACATATTTCCCACCCTTACCGCTATTGGTACGTACCGCATTTTGGGACGTGCGACCTGGGCGGTGTGGAATTTGCGTGCGATTGGAGCGCCGGATGTAACAGTCAACAGCACCTCTTCCAAATTGTTAACGATAAATACGCAGCTTATCGCGCCCGGTGCCAATATGCGTCTGGACCAGTTCTATAGTTTACCTGCCACACCGGCGGACGGATCACAGACGTGGCTCTATGCGCGCATCAGCGATTTTGCGACTGGAAATTTTTGGAAAGTTGAGTTGGTTTACAACGGCTCGCAGTGGAACATCAACCTGTACAGCGTGGCCACATTCACCAAAACGAGTCGGATCGCCGCGACCAACATTGGGGCGACGAATGGAGTACGGGTCAACATGAACGGCGATCAACTCTCCTTGTGGACCACTGCCGACGGCGGCGCGAACTGGACACAGCGAGGCACGACGATTACCAATTCGACCTATCAGACCGCCACGGGAGTCAACGCGATCTGGACCAGCGACGTTACGCCGGGAAATTTGGTCTATGCTCCGGCGGCTTAGAGTAATCAGGAGGAAACCAACAATGGCTAGTTCATATTTCTATGGGATCTGCCGGTGGATCGATGTAGGCGGCGTGATGAAGAAATCGGTCGAGATCGAAGTTTCGCTGGAATCAGGCGTGGATTACAGCGACCATGCCAGCGAAGATAAACCCACCCCAGAAGTGGGCGACCCGGTCATCTGGTCGGTGATCTATCCCAAATCGAACGATTACGCAACCATGCTGGCCGGATGCGCGCCGCAACTCCCGCCCGCGTCCAGCGATTTGTTCTGCTTCTGCACGCGGACGAAAGGGGGCGCGGTGACGGTGTGCGATTTCACCGCCCCGCCCAATGACCGCTGGCTCGATGATCTGAACGCCTATCTATCCTACTGGTTTCCGCATCTCTATACTGATGTGCAAGAGTTGGGTCTGCGATCCGATATGCCCCGCGCTGACATCGTAGATGCCATCAGCCACCTGATCAATCCTGCCGTCCATCCAATACCGAGGGAATGACATGGCGACAACTTATCGCTGCGTAGTGGTTACCTCCTGGCGGGAAACACCGGGCTTACGAGAAATGCGGGTCGCGGTGGATCATCCAGTGGGCGTATGGTCCGATATTACAGGTCAGCCCGATATAAACCTGCCCTGCGATCCGAATGTCCTAGTCGTGCAGGGAGATCATATTCCCGGCGACGACATGACCCTTGTGCTGGCCGATCCAAACGCGGTAGTTCTCTCTTACGAGGTGGAATGATGCCTACGCCGATTGTAACTGAAGTCAAACCCGATGCCACCGTGAAGGCGGGCGAAGTCGTCAGCCTCAAGGATGCGCTCAAGGCACTGGGGATTCAGCAAGACGTGCTTGATAAAGAAGTCAAACAGGACGTGAAGCGAGGCGATCTGGCGCGCGTGCTGATCGAAATCTGTCGGAAGGCGGAAAAGAAAAAGGTATAACCCCTCCGCGCGGCCCGATAGGCCGAACCGCGCAGACGGGGCGGTCTCGTGTGAACGGTAAGCCTTGCGATCAACGCAGAATTAAGCTATGATTGTTGTAGGTGGAAGGCACGGGGATAAAGCGCCCCACCGGTCATGAGCCGACCGCTAGAGCGCCGATCTCATTATACCGCCAACCGGCTCGACTGAGAGTGGATCATGCGATTATGGAAAACGATGCGACAACAGGACACCCTGTCCTATATCACCAGTGTGCTTGGCGGGATGTTTCAGATCGCGCTATCCTTTCTGCTGTTGATCCATCAGACGCCCATCAATCAACGCTTTGAAGACCTGACCGGCCTCCCGATTGAACTTCTGGCGGGCTGTTTCCTGGGCGCAGGGATAATGTTGTGGGCCTTTCCCTATGACGATTACCTTTTCGTGCTGGCGACCGCTCCCTTCTTTTTCTATCTGATTTTGGTGATTTTGCTGGCCATCGATGGCACATTGCAACCCAGCGCCGGATTGATCAGTCTGTGGGGCCTGGTATCGCTCTACCTGCTCTACGGGTATCAGCGGCGGTGCATCGATGGATAATCTGATCGTGCAAGGGGGCACCTTCATTGGGGCGATCCTGTTTACGGTGATCAGCCTGTCGTTCACCCAGCGCAAGAATGCTCGCATTCAATCCGAACGATCCCAAACGTTGGCGCATGTGTCGGCCACGAATCAGGCCCGGTTGGAGGAACGGATCGCCGATCAACAAGTGCTGATTGACGATCTGAAAAAAGACGTTTCTCGCCTCACCCATATTGAGGGACAATACAACCTGCTCCAAGAGGCTCATGATCTGCTGAAAAAAGATCATGACGAACTCAAAGGCAAGTTTGAGGAGAAATCTCAAGCCTGGGAAAAGGCGAACGGCGATCTGGTCACCGAACGCACGAAGATCAGCGACCTAGAAACCCAGAACGCCCAACTGTTCGAGGCGAACAAAACCCTGTCGCTCAAAATGACCGCCTACGAGCGCGTGTTTGAGTTGCAAGGCCAGCGTCTCAATGAGAAAACCACGGATGTCGCGCCGGAGCCGGGAGAAGCACCCGCGCCGGTCGTGGAGGAGCCGAAAGTATGATCGAACCATCCCATTTTAGCCAAGATGTGTTGTGGTACGTCCTGTCGGCCTCGTTGATCATCATCCCGCCCGCCCTCGCCCTGATCGTCGCCTTGCGCGCGGGCGCAGGAGTCGCATCGGCGGTCTGGTCGTTGCTGGATGCGATTCGCCGCCAGATCGATGAACCCGCCGAGCAGGCGACGCTAAGCGCGGCGCTGAGTGTATCGCCGGAAAGCATCGCGCAGATTGAGGCGCTGATCGGCAAACTTGAAGCGCTGGTTCAGAAGCCTGCGCAAGAGGTCAACGTGGGGGAGTCCGCCAAATGACCCAAACAATCACCATCACAACGATTGTTCCTCGCCAACAAGGGATAGCCTGTCCCCATTGTCACGGTACAGGCAATCTAGGTGATGGCAGCAGTTCGTATTCCATGCGTGTGCTGCCCAACGGTGATCATGAGATAACGACATCCCATCGCGATGCTACGCCTTGCCCCACCTGTGGCGGCAAAGGTCGCGTTGGTATCGTGAGGCTGGACTCCGACCAATGACCGCACGCCCGTACAGACGCCAGATGTTCGCGGCCTGGCAGGCCATGCGCCGGGCCTGGGGGAAGCGACGACGATGAAACGCCTGCTGCCTCTCGCCCTGATCTTCGTCGCCTTATGGCTCTCTGGCCCGGTCCTGCTTTCCAATGGGCAGGACGAACCTACGCCTGTGCCCCCACCCGCACCGGTGCCAGAGTCAGAGAAAGTCCTGTATATCAACATCTACACCGACGGCACCTGGGACTACGCGCCCCTGCCGGAAGGCACGCCGACGCCCGACGAATTCACGCCTGCCCCCAGCAGCACCCCGACGCCCATGCCCAGCCCGACGCCGACCAGCACGCCGCTGCCTCTCTGCGGAGGGCTGACGACCGCCGATACCTTGAATGGTCGCGACGCCCCACGGGGTGCGGTCACTGCGCAGTTCACCAAGGGGACGGCGGTAGGCATCTCTGGGGGACAGTGGTACAACCAGGCAGGCACCTGGGAGCTCTGGTATAAGGCGACCGCCAACGGCAAGACGGTCTGGGTGCTCTCGACCTACGTCCAACTGAACACCGGCGCGGTGTGCAGCTTCCCCGCCAAGCCGGTGACCTCGAAGCTGGGCCTGCACCTGACCGTGGGAGCTAACGCCGGTGTTGTTTATGCTGCGCTACCCCGGATCGGGCTGCTGAAATGCACGACGGGCACAGAAGGTATTTGCATCGGGGCCAAACAACAGCGCCCCGATTTGCTGATCTTGTATCGTGTTACCACGCCCGACTGCCCCACAGGATGGGGCAACGGTAACGGTACGGCGGTCGCCGATGCGTGGTGGAACACGAAATACAACCAGTGGCGCGCGGCGGGCATGATCGGCGTGGCAGATTTTACAGAGGGAGTCAATGAGTGCGGGTTTGGGGGCAGTGCGTGGGAGCGGGCGTTCTGGATTCGCATGATGGAAAACGCCAACCTAGCAGGCGTCTGTATTTTGCTGTTTTCGGACTCCTATGGCACGCCGTCAATCCTCGAATTTCAATCGCGCGCGCCTATCCTCGATTACGCGCTGGCGCATCCCTGCGCGTCCGGGCGGGTACACAGTATCGCCATGCACAGTTATGAGGGCGTTCAGTCCGGGGATTGGAAGTGGGGGCGTTACCGCCTCTTTATGGATGCGCTGGGCGACAAGTATCTCCAAGTCCCGATTGTGTTCAGCGAGTATGCCTATAACACAGGCAATCCGCCCACTGATTGTACTGCGCTGTGGGCAGATTGGTCGCAAGCCTCGAAGGTATTCAACGCCGATCCCCAGGTGCTAGGAGTGAATTATTTTAATACCTCGCCTATCGGCGGCTGGCTGGATGTCAGCCCGTGCTTTTAGACCAACAAGTCTCCATTGCCATCGCACTTTGGGCAAGTCGTTCCGATCCATATCCCGGTTCCGTGACATTGCGGGCATGATTCTGGATCAATCACAGACTCGCCTGGCTCGAATAGATCATCATCTGCGGCTATATCCATCTTTCTCCGCCATCCAAGTATGAGCCACGTGATTATACCCGCAAGAAGTGGCGCGAACACCATAAATGCGACTCCTAGAATGTCTTCCATCTCCTCTACTCCTCTCCGCTCCGCCGCGTGGCGGACTCGCCGTCTGACTTATCGTCGCCCTTGAGCGCCATTTCATCGATCGCCTGACGTAACGACTCGTAGAACCTGGGGCCGATAACCTCTGCCATTTTATCCTCATGTACCAACAGGATGTCATCGCGACCCAGCGCCGTCTCTTTGCCGTCCAGATAGACATAAGCGGTGCGCCATACGCGCATCCCGCCGAGCACGCCGGGAGGGGTGCGCATCAATGGGGCGAACGGCGCGGATTGTTCGCGGGTGGCTGATTGTAGATCGCAAAATGCCGCCTCATTGCAGACTAGCCACGTCTTATTTCCATACGGACGCGGATCGGGGAACTTCTCAGATAACTCTTTGCGCATGGCTTTTAACTGGTCGTAAAAACTCATTTCTCATTCCTTCCCTCTGCCGCCGCTGCGGCGGGCTACCCCTCGATTAGTCTCTGCCCCGTCACTAGGCGCTGGCGGCGAACATCGGCAGATCACTCAATAACGCCGTCACAAACCCCGGTCGATCCAAGGCGCGCCATGCCGCCATGATCGCATTGCAGGATCGCCGATGCGCCTCATAGTTGATTTCCGGCTCCGACCATCCCTCATTCGGGATGATCCCGCGTCCACTCGGCGTCCAATATTCCCCTACTTCGCTCAGGTGGTGCAGGTAGTTGCCATCCGCGCTCCACACTTGAAGCACCGCCGATAATGACAACTGCCGACCCGGATCTCCACCCAGTAAATGCACCGGCCACCCGCGAAACTCCGCGATGGGTACTTTCGTGCCGCCGTAAGTAGTGGGCACACTGTATCCCAGTCGCACGGGCTTTCCACCTATCGACCGGGGCAAGCGCGCGATCCCGCCATTGACTTTGGGGATGATGATTACCACCTGGGCATACTGTGACGCTTCATTGGCCCAGTCGAGCACTTCCGGCAGTTGCTCCTCGCGTTCCCAGTCGAGCACGGTCGCCAGCCAGGGACGATACTCCGCCAGCGCGGCCATAAACTCAGCGCGGTTTGGATTCTTGTACTCCTGATCTACCATGTAGGGGCGGTGATAGACGGTGCTCGGCAAGCGTGCGCCCAACAACCAGCCCGCATCACAGGCGATCTCAGCGTAGCGAGTAGACCGCGCGGCGCAGTAGATCAATTCGCGCTTCCCGACATTCGGTTGCCACATGCGACGCAAAGGCAACCGCCAGCACAACAGCCGCCGTCCGTTGTCGGTGTATTCGATGCTGTCCAGATGGAAGCCGCGCCGGAAGTACCAGCTATTCGCCTCCAGGTCTTCGGGGCACTTGGCGAAGATGCTGGTTGCACCCGGCGTCCAGGTCAGGCGGCGTAACATCTGCGATCCTGCCCCGCGCCGCTGGCTAATCAATTCGTAGATCGTCAGTTGGCCATCGTTGCGAAGATGCCAACGGCAGTAGCCGCCATCGACGAGCATCAACTCGCGGCGTTCACTGGACTGGTAGAGCGATTCGAAGATCATAAAACCCCATTTCCATTGTCCCCGATACTTTGATCTTATCGTGGGCTATCTATTCATCAAGCCATCGAATCGGCTCATATTCCCGCCGTCCGCATTTTGAGCAGAAAACAAAGGATTGCCCATAAACACGACCCTCCTCCGGCGGCTCGCCCTCGATATATTCCTCGCCACAATCAGGGCAGCGCCAGATAACCCGCCCAACCCAACCGTCATTGATTGATCCTATCATCCGGCCCTGCTCGTGTACATGACCGCACGCGTAGCATGGACGCCCTATTGAGGTTGGATAAGCGCCGGGATGGGTGTGGCAAACACATTTACACGGTTTCATTTTCATCCTGCCATTCATTCCACTCAAAATAACGGTTGCATTCGTCGCAGTAATGCCAACCTCCATGACCTTGGCATTCCTCGCACCACTCCCAATCATCCTCATCATACCAGAGGGGGTCAAGTTCGTAGAGGTCATCAATGATGCCGTCATTGCACCCGATCCGCGCGCAACGCAACCAAGAGGTTTCATGTCCGCAAGTGGGGCACGTTGGACCCATGCCGATATTCTCAAGATCGTCAATATCTGGTCGGTGTTCTTCTGCCATTTCTCCCTCAATCTTTCGTTCTCGTTCGCGATTTATCGCTTATCAATTTGGTGATTCTAGTACATATTCTAATCAACAGACCTTAATGCTGCGTTCACCAATCCGCAAGTGCGTGATGCGGCTAACTCTATGCTATCAGAAAACACCGCGCCCCCAGTACGGGCGGCGCTGAAAACTGCGCGGGAAGTGGGTCGATCCTTTCGAAGATCAATAACCCGCCCTTTGTCTCCCCGCACCACGTCCACCCGTCTTCAATGAAGCAATACCCCGGCCTGTCACTGCGCACCTTCGATGGATTGACATAGGTGTAAAGTCGCTGGTTCGGCCACCGCTGCCATGCCAGTTTAACCGCCTGCTGTATCAGGTCGCTGGCCATCAGTCCACTCTCATTGCGGAATACTGAGCAATTGATCCCTTGCTGATCATCCATCCCTTTGAATTTGCGCCAGATAAACAGCGCATCGCAGGTCACGGTCATGAGGACCATCTTTTCGCCCGGCCCGACAAAGAGTTTAGGTTCTCTGCCGTCCTTGTATTTGCGATACGAGTAATGGCGCTTTAATAAAGCCATTGCACGCGGATCGCCGTCGGTGGCCGAGCACCAGTAACCGTATTCAGCGAACAAAATCAGCGCTCCGGGTTCTGGATATAGGCGTCATAGGCTCGACCTACGCGCCCCTCTAATTCCTTGATGCGTGCTTTCGCGGTCCTCAGTTCGCTTTCCAGTCGTTCAGCGCGGCTGTATTCCTTATCACGGTCGTCGCGCATTTTCTCATACAGATATTCCAGGTGTCTGATTTCGCGTTCCATCTCTTCCTCCACTCAGGGCAGGGCGATCCCTACCCCGCCTGCTACTTGACGACTTCGAAGCTCAGCACCCAACACCAGGGGTTGTCCGTCCAGCGTGTGCCGGGCTTTTTGTTGATGCGATCCCACAGCGCTTCATAGGCGCTTTTGTAGTAGCTGAATAGATCGTTCGGAAACCCAGGGACATGATACCCGTTGCCATCATACGTGATCCCCTCTGCCATCACATCAGTCGAGCCGATGTCCTGCACCCGTTCGCGCCGGATGCTCAGGAGGCGGATGCGTAGGGGTCTCCAGGAATGGTCGTTGACAAAAACGTAATCATGTGGCGCGATCCATGCCGAATTACCTCCGCTGTCGTCGGGATGCCACCACACGCCCGCCTGCCCTCGACCTGGCTGCACGGCGTAGGTGTTGCCCACGCGCCACTTGACACGCCCGCTGGTATCCAGCACGTAATGGATCGTCTCCCAGTGCGTCTCCAGACGGCCCTGAGCGGTGACGACGCAGTTATCCAGCTTGGACCATGCCGTCTCGCCCAACTTGTACACACGCCGCGATTGACCCTTGCGGCCTTCCACTATCGCGGTGATGTTCTCAGGTTCGTAGATCATTCGGCCTCCTTCGGCGCATTCATTCCTAACGCAATCACTTCGATACGCTTGATGAGTTGCCCCAATTCGAGGTCGCTTCGATCCAACAGGGGGAGCGCGGACAGTATCTCGACCAGGATCGCGTGAAGGCGGCGATCCAGTAGGTCACGAGTTGTCCGCGCCTGATTGAGTTCATTCGTCAGCCGCACGACCTCCGCCTCCAGCAGCGCGATTCGTTCGGCGCTGGCCTTGCGCGCCGCTTCCACCGCCTCAGCGGGCGTGGAGTGTACACCCCAGACCGTAGGGCGCTTCGAGGACTTGTTATCCATTGTACTCTCCTGTATATTTTGCGCCGGGGCAATCCACTTCATGTGGATACGTCTTGAGCGTGCTGTTACGGATTGGCCCCTTGCTACAGAAGCGGCATTCGTTCCACCCGCCGCCGTGTTCGTCGGGCTGCCAGTACGCCTCTGCCAACTGGTTCGTAGACTCCTGGGTCAGCGCTGCCAACTCATCGGCCAGTTGCGCGAGGCGCGTCTGGTCGGTGGCGTGGATGTTGCGAAGAGTCTCGGCTTCTTGCGTCAATCGTACATTCTTGGCCTGCATATATCGGAAGAGATCCAATACTTCTGTCAGACTGATCTTGTCGTTGGCGCTAATACCCAATTTCCGCAATCCTTCGGCTAGATAGCGCCGCATATCAAGGATACACTCCGAACGTGCATCGGATCGGGCGCATGAGATTTCATTGGCGCGCAAGCGTTCAGCGTCGGCGATCTGCTGCTGCTGGGCGTCCACCAGGGCCAGCAGGTCACGGAGGTCATCGGGGGCGTGAGCAATCAACTCGGCGTCTAAGGCCGTAAGATATTGAGCGATATTCCCCACTCCTGGGGCAGCTACTCGAAATGTGCAGAGATTAACATAATCAGCAAGCCCGTCCATTACCCACTCCCCCGGCGTCGCCGCCGCCAGTCGAGCACGAATGGCGTCCAACGTTTCAGGAGTCATGTGATCCGTCATGGTTATTTCCTCCACGGCTTCTTATCATCGGGCGGAATCACCCAGGCGATCCAGCAAATGAACACGGTGATAAAAACCACTATCCTGACCAACGCTTCGAAGCCGTCCATCATAACACCTTCGCATGAATGAGGTAGTCCTCGACCAGCAATCGGGCGGGGAGGAAACTCAACGTGGGTGGCACTGGGAAGACGTTGTGGTGCATTCCCTCCGCCGATACCGTGGCGACACTGCCCATCCACGTCTCGTCAGAAGTGCCCACGCTCTCCCCAATCAGCACCGCCAGATAGTTCTGGATACGCAGGGTACGAATCACCGTCCCCCAGATGATTTCTTCTTTCCACTCAGGCATCGACCGCCTCCAGCAACTCGTTCAACCGCTGCTGGTACTGGCGGGTGATCACCACCTCCGCCGGGCTGAACACGGCCCGCGCGTTGATGGCCTGGACCGCAAGCACCAACGCCGGATTTTCAGCCCGCAGACGCTCCAGGGCGGTGGTAGAGCGACGTTCCGCCGTTCGTATGAGCTTCCGTTGCTGGCGCGCGTAGATCACGTCTTCCCGGCGGTCGGGAGGCGGCTGAAAGTCGTCGGGGTGATCGGTGTCCACGTCCCAAAAACAAACCGCCGACAGTGGATCGGGATAAACTTCTTTGAACTTCATGCCACGACTCCTAACATCTGACTCTTGACAAAGGCGATATAGCGTCCCTGTTCCAACGCCATGCGATACTGAAGCGGGAACTGGTAATGGTTCTGCGTCACCAGGGCCCGGCAGGGCGGCAGCAGTCGTTTCTCTTCTGCCGCCTTCAACTCCTCGGCGATCTGTTCGATGTCCGTCCCCAACGCCGCTACCGTGGTGATTTCGGGGAACGTCCGCAGCACTCTGGGTTTGCCGTTGTCCAACCGCCGTCGGGCATCGACAACCACCACCTGAAGCGGCAGCACGAACACGTACAGTGGAGTCGCGTGCGTACGTTTGCCGATCAGGTAACCATGCTCGCAGCGGGTGCGTTCCCGGTTGAGACCAATAAGGGCTGTGCGGAGGTAGCGGCGCAGGTCGGGGGACATGGTTCAGGCCCTCCAGGCGGGCAACGTCACGTCCGGCATCACATCCAGGACCGCGCCGTAACACTCGCATAACCGCTGGTGAATGCCCCAGGTGGTCGAAAGACTGTCGGGCAGGTCGATTTCGAACTGGACGCCCCCCCGGTGTTGGAGCCAGGGCCACAACAGTAAGTCGGCAAAAACTTCATAATCACAACAATCGAACACCCACACACCCATCACACGATGAACCTTTCCAATCATGATTTTCTCTCCTTCTCGATTAACGTTTGAATGGAATCCCTAAAATTTCGCACAGGTCGTATTCGACATAACGACCTTTGGGAACATGGTCATAAGAGGCTCGATGGCGCGCGAACTCCGCCGCTGCCCGCCCAATACCCCAATCGGGACCGCGCGTTTCCCCATTAACGACCACGGTGTAATTGCTGGGATCATGGGGACGCTGACCTTGGGGGGCAGGAGTAACCTTACGCGCAGGCTTTTTCGCTTTCGGGGGGGGGACGATTGGATTCTCACAGGCGATCCCCTCCTCTGGGAAGTTGTCCAGGTCTTGCAACTCATGGTCGTCTTCGAGAGGCCCGGCGTGGTCGGTTTCAACGGGATAGGCCCAGTCCGGGTTCACGGGTCGTTCAGGCAGGGATACCCACGGCATCCGGTCATCAAAATCGGGAGGGAACCAGGGGGTGCGGTCGTAATCCACGGTATCGTCACGGTCGTCCAACAGCGGCCACTCAAGGGCGGGTGTCGAGGTGCACATCGGATTAATCCTGGTCCTGACGCACAACGTGAAGCGGCTCCACGCCTTCGAGAGGGGTCGATGGAGGAAGGAATGTAATTTCGCTATCGTGCGCTGGTGACCGTCCTGGTGCGTCTGGGAGGGTATGCCCGGCATTGAGCCAATCGGTCAGAGTCCAGACGCGCCACAGGAGCTCGATCAACTCGGTCTGGCCTACGGCGATGTGATTCAGAATATCTTGCGTCGGGTTCATCTCATTCCCTCATTGCCTATATTCATTATATACGATAATAGCGGAGTGTCAAGCCGGTCGTGGGTGCCATGTTTTGTCTTTCCCGTGGGTTTGACAACACCCGACCTCGCCCAGCCATGCCTGGACGATGGGCCAGCCCCGCGAGACATCGTAGTTCCCGGCAAAGAAACTGGCGGCATACAGTTCGTGGTACAGGATGCGCTCCGCCACGGAACCCCGGTCAGCGAGTTTGAGGAACAGGGCTTGCACGTCGGGTTTCGAAATGGGGCCGGACCATTGGGCAGTCATACGATCTCTCCGAACAACTTCAATTGGATACCCGCGATCTGATAGGGCAGCCCACGCGCAATGATCCACTCAGGCACGGGGTACCAGGTACTCGGCAATACACCGCCGGGCTTCCAAACACCTTGCACATGCAAATGGCAGTTCTGGCATAGCGCGACGGTATTTTCATAGGAACAATCCATTTTGTCATCGATGAGGTGATGCACCGTCAAAATGCGCGGCTTGCCGTCTTGATTGCGCAGCGTGGCGTGCCGGGTATCGCCGACCGGAAATTGTGCTCCGCAGTACTCGCAGCGCCAGCCCGCGCGCTCGTAGGCGGCGCGTTGCAGTAATCCTTCGACCCATTCCATAGGATAACGATCCTCAGTCATCAATCCTCCTCGACCGGATCATGGTCTACCTTCTGATAGTCGTCATCGTCGTCCAGGATCACCCCGACGACGCGGGGATCGTGGTCGATGCGTCCGGTATCCCGCAGGGTGACGGCCAACGTGCGCAGTCGTTCGAGTTTCTCCCGTAAGATCCAGTGATTCCGGGTGTTCAGGTCCTCAGTCTCATGCAAGATGGCGACCAGCAGCACATCCTTGTTGTGGCTGGCGTTCAGCCCCAGGTTGACCAGATCCGCCGTGCGTTTGGTTGTCATCCAGGTACCCTTTCGAATAATGAATGTTGAACCATCTGCGCATCCCATTGGGCCAGGATTTGCCGTGAAGGTTTTTCTAAGGTCGCATAGGTAATCTCACGACCGATGTTTAGCCCGTGGGTCAACCAGATCACAGGAAACTGGGCGCTCGACTCGACCCAGGTATGCCCTTCCATCTTAAAATCGACGCGCTTATCCATCAGGATAATTTCTGCCCCAAACCGTTTCATGAGCACCTGAGCCTGTGCCGCGCCGATCATCTCCAGGGGCACCAAGAGCGCGAAGGGTTGGCCGATCTCGTGACACCGCGCGTGCCATAGATATTTGACGCTGTAGGGCGGGTTGGTGACCACGACATCGGCTTCATAGGGCGGGCAATCGAAGAAGTTATCCCCGGTCAGCAGGTCGCTGCCCACCACGCTGAACCCCTGGGCCTTGAGCGCACGCACCAGATGCCCTTCACCCGCCGCCGGTTCCCAGATCGTCCAGGTGGGATTCAGGTAAGGCAGCAACGGTTGGATGGCATAGGGCGGCGTCTGGCAGCGGTCATAGCCGTTCGAGACTTTTACGTCGCCCTTACTCTGGCGTTTGGGTTTTGGTGCATTCATCGCTGCACCCGCCGGGCCAGGACGCTGACCAGCTTCAATCCCGGCAGCACGGTGACCTTTTGCTGCTGGTAGTCGACCCCATCCAGACGCCAGGACGCCCTCCCACCCATGACAGCGTGGTAGCGGCGGTGCTGCTGCCAGAAGCGGGTGTTCCACAGGGTCAGGGAGAGACGGTCGCCGGACAGCACCCAGTCGGCGAGGGCGGGGCCGGGGTCGCGATAGGCGGAGCCGCGCAGCGAACGAACAGCGGGACGGTCGAAAAGAGGGGACATTCCACAGTTCTCCTTTAATCTTGACCCATCACAAAGGTCTTTTTCGGATGATATTCTTCCTCATCATCGGACACCACATTGTTAGTCCACAAGTGCCGATGCAGAGCAGTTTCTACCAGCACACGCGCTGGGGCAATGCCTGAGCTATTTTTCATGACCGCCAGCCAGGCTTGTTCGAGCCGGGCTCCGTCTTTGGTGAATTTGGGGGACAGAGTGAGATAGAGATTGGGTAAATGGTCAGAGACCGACTGCCCCGCATTGCTATCGATGACCTGACCGGCGCGCACGCTCCGACTGTTGGCCTTGCCCACCTGGGAGGCAATGATTCCCACAAGGTTCAGGTCGATACACGTCTGCCCGATCAGGTTGGCTTTATCTTCGAGTTCGCTCCAGACTCCTTGACCGCGTGGGTTACGCGCTTTCTGTAGGTAGTCAAACGCCAGCACGGAGACTTTGCGACCGGCGGCGCGACGTTCAGTGACGATGCGTTCGACAGTTTTCAGGATTTGGTCGAGCGATGCTCGTGCCGAGTCGATATAGATAGCCTTGCCGGGCCACTTACTGACTAGATCGATCCGGTGAAGCACCTGGCTGAGTTGATCGTCGCTGATGAGTTTCCCATTACGCCGATCCACCGGCACGCCCTTAGCGTTTTCGGAGTGCCACATCTGACTTTCGCGCTGCGCCGTAAAACTGGGACCACCATAGCGGGCGACCGCTTTCATCTGAACTTCTTCGGGCGACCACTCCGGCCCCCACATGATCACGTCATGTCCCCGTTGGCGCAAGATGTCCAATCCAGTCTCGATAAATGCTGTTTTACCCAACCCTCCGCCGGACACGATGTAGATCAATTTGCGGGGTTCCCATAGCTTCGCAAAGCCCCCCAAGTGATGCAGGCAGGAGTATGGGGAGAGAATGGATTCGGTGGGAGTTCCTTCTCCCAGGGTCCATCCCAGAATGTTTTGCAACGCCGTATCACTATCGACGATGCGAATGGTAGGTGCAGGAGGTTTGTGACCATTTCCGTTAGGAGCGTGCTCATGGAGTTTAAAGACTCGTTCGGGCTTAAAGGCTTTTTTCGTTTCTTCCCAGGAGGGAAGACCCAACAAATCAGCAATGCGATGGGTGTTAAAATCTTCATCGCACGAAAAGCAGCGCAACCCATGCGTCTGGAAATTCCAATTGGCACTGGGGGTGCGATCTTCATGAAAAGGACAGGGAATATTCTGGCGCGAATGACCATTTGATCGGGGCGGCGCAATCTTCCAAGCATGCACTGCCGCCTGTTCAATCTCGATGCACCACTGTTGATAGCGGTCTTTGTACTCTGCTGGGATGTCCGTGCGCACGATGGGTGGTTCCACCGCTGGCAATACCGGCAGTTCCAGAGTCACCGACTCATAGGCGCTGTAAAGCGCTTCGGCGGTGACCATCTGGGGCGGTGTAGTGGGTGTGTCTTTGAGCCAGGCGTAGTGTTTCCCGCAGGGATGTAGGGACGGCGGACGAACGACCAAACAATCCGATCCGTAACGCAGCTCAATGTGCGGACGCTGGCGGTCGGGTTGCCCCTTTTCATCCCACGCCCCCATGGTTCCCGGACGATCCAGGCGACCGCCCATCGGACGATGCTCAGGCTTAATCCATTCGTCAAATTGGGGGCAGAGCACTGAAGCATGGAAACCGCCACCCGGCGTGCGTACCACATGGGCATAATCCACCGGTAGGTCGAGCGCGAACAGGAAGGCATTCACGGCATTCTCATTGTCCTGTTTGTCGAAATCGACGACGACTAAGCCCCCAATGCCACAGAACGCTGAGTAGCCCGTCGTGCGACTATCTTTCCAGGGAAGTTCCCGAACCTGTTCACGGGTTTGGTGTGCTTCTTGAAATAGCGCCCAGTTGGTGAAGGGACGTTTTTCAGCGATGGGAATCACATTGAATCCCCAGCCGAAATCCATAGCGGCGGCGTTCCAGATCGCAGACTTGGCGGGCGCTTCGGTGACGGCAGTCATGCACCTGCTCCTGGCTGCCGGGCAGCGGCGGCGGCTTGCAAGGCCAGTCCATACGCATCGGGTTCAGCCCAAACGTCGCGAGGGGCGGTCGGCGGCGGGGATTGGGGCGGACGCGATGGGATGCCCGTCGCCGGAGGCTTTGGGTTGCGCCACTCCGAAAGATGTTTCGAGAGTGCTCCTGGTCCGAAGTCCGTAAACTTCTCGCAGAATTTGTGCAGGGAGGGGATGTCAGCAGGCGCGGTGTGGGCCAAGCATAACTCACGCGCCACCTTCTGGACCAACCCAATTTCAGTGCCCGTCATGGTTTTCCAATCCCATCCAAAGGCATTGACGATAGCGTCTTTCATCGGGTTCATGCAGGCGGAGGGCACCCGTTCTTTCGTCGGCTGGGCCGCTCGGCGACGTTGTGCCTTCTTTTTAGGCACAACAATATCTTCAACCTGGAAGATACCTTTGAGGTCCGCCATCATACTTTCCCTGACGGAACTTTCGATCCCATCCATGGTCTTGAGGTCGGCGATCACGCTCCCCGCCTCTTCGGGAGACAGGCGCAACAGGGGCACCAGGGTCCCGTCTTTCGCGCGAAAGACGCCAGTGAGCTGATACACAAATTGGCGTTCGGGCAGGTTCTTTTCTTCCCCCACGCGCTGGTGATAAGGAACCAGGATGATGGCTTGGCGATCCAATAACCAGCGGCGGGCCTCAGTGATCTCTTTGTGACTGGAGAAGCCCGTTTCGGCCATCAGCAGGTCCGTGCTGGGCCAGCAGCGCAAACGTTGATTGGAGTGGAGCAGCATGGCGGTCAGGATGGGCCAGCGTGCGCCTTTATTGCCCTCCCGAAATTCATGTAGGTGATTCCGAACATCCCAATGAAGTTCTTTAGACATGGCAGGGTCCTTTTACCAGGATTTTCCGTCGTTGAACCGCATATTGCGGGCGAGCACATAGGCTGAAGCCAGGGTGTGATTGGCGGCGTTGTAGCCCTTGTCATTGCCTGGGCAGCATCGATCACCGCAGACCCGTGCTCCGCGTCCGTCAAATTCGATGCCGATAGCGCCGCAACGGGGGCACTGACACCAGAGATAGCGGTGGTCCTCATTACCGTTGGGAAACCAGCACATAGCACTGCTGCTGTCGGTCTCTACTTCAGGAAAGCCAAAGTGCGAAGTGACTTTAGGAAGGTCTCCGAAGAACACGTAGACGTTGCGGTTAGTGAGTTGCGCCAACCGTCGGGCTTTCAAGTCTTCTAGCGGTGTCGGGGTAAAGGGCTTGATTTCCACCCAACAGTCTAGAATGGGGAGGAAGAAATCGGGAAGGTAGTAGAGATTCCCCAGGTTGACGCCTTCCAATTCGTAGGCAAACGTCATGCCCAGAATATCCATGAAGGCGGCCCACTTCGCTTCCAACCGACTGCGATACAGCGTGCCATTGTAGGTCGTTTCAATCGCTTTCATCGTCCTACCCTATCACTCGTGTACTCGGCTTCATCTCGTGCTTCGTCTGGACTGGCGGTCGGTCCTCCATCCACATCGCGATGACTGTGACATCCTGTCCGCATCCTGGATCGACGCTCCAGAAGTAGCGTTCGGGGATGGCGTTCAGCGCGACCAACTCACGGATAAACTGGTCGCGCAATGCGTTCCAATGTGCCGCCTCTTCAGCGGGTCCCAACCTCTGGAGGTATTCCCAATTGATGATCATGCTCTACCCCCTAAACACGGTTACGGTCTTGATATGCTTGGCCTGGAGCGCCAAGTCAATCGTGCCCTTCGTCCCGCGCGACTCGCCGTCCCAGAACGCGACCACTTCTTGTGCCGCGTCCACGATCAGACGGTTGCGTATCATGCCCGCCGACTTGCCGAAGCGGTCCCAGTCGGGAAGGAAGACGACCACGGATAGCCCCCGTGCTTCAGCGTAGCCTGCTGCGAGGCTATCCACGCCCTGCGCGCCACCAGAGATGATGATGGTCCCCGCTGGAAGCGCATCGATGTACGCCTTGATACGCAGGTAGTCCGTCCAGGTGCGACTGCCGACAATCGCGATCTTCATGCCCCCTCCCCCCGTTCCACCGTCTCCATCGCCCTGCACCAGGCACTCCAACTCGACGGATCATCCCGGCGCGACTCCAGCACCAGATACGCCTGGCAGATGGTGGTGTACAATTCCTGGTCGGTCAGATGCAGATGGGCGATGCCCGCGCGGGTCAGGTCGGCGCGGATTTGGTGCAGGTCGTGGTGGATGTCGTGGATCGTGTGGTAGATGGTGCTCATGGTTTCCTCCCGAACTGCCAAACAGGTGTTTCGGCAATTAACGTGTATTCGCCCTTGGTCGCCGTGTCCAGCACGCACAGATCAACCACGTGCGTCCAGCCAGGTTCGTAGACGTGGACTAACTGATAGCGCCAGCCGTCATCCTCGTAGCTGTGCGGGATGATGAAATCACCCACCTCAGTCATCATCGTGACCATCTCGTCCCAGTCGTCGGGGTGAATGACAGTCAGGCGAATTTGGGGACCCCGTTCAGCCATCAACTCTTTGCGCACGAGTTCAAGTTGGTCCTCGAAACTGACGGGGGCAGTATCTTGTGCTGAAACTCCCAAGATTCCCAGGATGTCTTGCTCCAACTTATCCGAGAGGGCTTGAAAGAACTTGCGCGTCACGTCATCGGGAAGGTTGGTGCTCATCAGTATTCTCCCCATCGTTCCCCGTAACGGTCATAATCGGGTTCAGGGCGCGAGTTCCAGTAGCGTTCCTCATCCGGCGACTCGTGCCGCGACTGGTCGAACCGCAGGGCTTTCAGCGAGCACGCCACACACATATCCGTGTTACCCGTCTCTGCACCACAGATGATGCAGTGCAGCCCCTCGTAGGGTGGCGTGGTGCGCCAGTCCGGCGTTTTCATGTCCAGGCAGCGGGGGCAGAAGCCCCAGTGTTCAGCGTGCTCGTAGGCGATGAACCGTCCACATTGCTCGCAGCGCGGGGCATAGAAGCCCTGCTCGAACCATTCCTCGTCATCGGTACTGATCGGCTCGATGTAGGTCATGACTTCTCCTCCTTCGGGCTGGCGTCGCGGATCTGGTTCAGGTCGTGGTGGATGTCGTGGATCGTGTGATAGATGGTGCTCATGCTTCACCGTCCTTATATAGCGGCTCAAACCGCATCGCGTCCGCGTAGCAGTCGGGGCACACCTCGATCAGTTCCCCACGAAAGTTGTGGATCTGACCCCAGTCCGTGAGGCGGGTAGAGAGGCCCTTGAACACCGTCAGCGTCTCCGGCTTCTGTTGGAGACAGCGGGGACAGTAGCGCAGGTGCTTAATCTTGCGGGTCATTGGTCGCCGTCCAGTGGCGTGAAGTCCAACTCAATATGCTTACCGCCGGGGGTGCTGCTGGCCTCAACCCAATGCTTTTCGCACATCCCGAAGGGGCGACCAGCGGGCGATCCGGTGACAATCACTCGCAGTATTTTCTCAGAGCATCCCTTGATGTTGCAGCGACGGATGCCCCAGTTGATGCCAAGCGCCGTTGTTTCAATACTGCCGAATGGATCATCAGTGCCAATGATTTGAATATTGTCAGACATACTGACCTCCGACTAAAAACTCCCATCGTTTGACGGATGATTTGGCGACTCTGGGAGTTTCCCAACCGAAGAGGGGAAATCGCAAAATCACCCGTCAAAAGACAGGAGTCTTGTCTTCGGCATCTTCGGCTTCCCAGGGCCGCCAAGCGATATTCTCCGCTTGGTTCACTGATTGCTCAGTGATGTAAACAGTCTATCACGCCATGCGCTGTAAATCAACCCCCAATCACCCGACTGTCGAACATTGGTCGATTTTACGCCATACGATTGGAGGAATCCGTTATCTTTTGGTGTCTTTCAATCCTCCGACTGTCGCTGATAGCCCCACAGATAGACCGCCTCACCTGCATTGTTGTGGTACATATAGGTCTTGCCGGTGACCCCATACCCCAGGACGGTCAGGTTGCTGGGCTCGACGCCCACGGTATGGGTGGTAGGGACGTGGCGGCCACAGGTGGCGCAGGTCGATGGATAGCCGCCATGCGCCTCGAAGAAGGCGAGGCAGTCGGGGCAATTCGTTGATCGCTCAGTGGTCATTCGTCCACTCCACCCATATCTGCTGCCCATTCCCCGCAGTCGTTCCCGCGCGTGTAGTTGCCCTCATCCACGGGGTGGGAGGTGCTGGGATCAAAGGGGATATGAATGCCCTGCTGTTCCCAGTCTCCCCCCTCATAGTCCTCATCCTCCAACTCCAGTTCGTCCTCAAATTCCGACGAGCACTCCGTGCATAGGTGGCTGGGGTTGGCGAAGTCGAACCACTCGAAGCCGCCATAGAACAGCCCGCAGCCCCAGCAGAATCCCATCGCGTAGGCGTGCTCCGCGCAGTAGTAGGCGCTGGGATGCGCCGGGTCGTCGTTGTCGGGCAGCCAGCAGGGCGAGCCGTCCTGGTCGCAGTCAGGGTGTTCGCAGCGTTGGTTCAGGGTATCTTCAGTCATCTTGTTGGTCCTTCCGATAAGGCTTTTTGCCTATCCCTTGGTATCCGCAATTCAGGCAGGTGTACTCCGTCCAGAGATAATCCCGCGTTTTCAGCAGGTAGGGAAACTCAGCGCGAACATCTTGAGATTGTCCCCAGACTATCCGATCAGAGCCGCAATGGAAGCATACTTTATTCATTGGTTCACCAGTGGCTCCAAAACCGCTTTTCAGTTGGTCGATAAGTTTATCAGCCCGCGCAGCGGTCACCAGATCGGACAAGTCAAAATGCGGGTTGACGCCTGTCATTAACCATTCGATGGATATACCGTAAAGATCGCGCAATTGCAGCAGGCGATGGAGGTCCAATCCTCTTCCCCCCCGTTCCCATTGACTGATGGTGGCCGCCGATCCTGATAATCCCAGCAACTTGGCGACTTGCCCCTGCGAGAGTCCAGCGGCTTTGCGCGACTCAATCAGACGGTGTAGGATACCTTCCACCTCGGCATTGACCTCACTCATAATATTCTCCTCCCAGAGCGGCATAGACGATCTTCTCATCACGTGTCCAGGGCCGCACGATGTAGCCCTTTTCATAGGCTTGCGGATCGACGCTCAGGCAATCCGTCCACGTCACGAGGTCGTGGC